ATTGATCTAGATTGTAGTACGGGCTGGCGTATCGCTGGACATCTTTTTGAAAAAGTTAAGACAGACTACAAGATTGGGCGTCTTATAGAAAACAAAGGACACACGCCTTCGACTAATCTAACATTGCGAGCTATTGACGGCGGCTCCATGGAAAATAGAATACGCCTTGAGGCTGAACAAGAGCCATATTATGGAAAAATATCAGATAGAACAATGGCATCAATTACTACTAATATACCAATTGATGATGAACAGTACGTAGCTGACAAATTTAACGAACAAATCGAACAATTAAGAACAAAATACCATAGCTTGTTTTTAACAAACTATAGAAACTCTAGCAAATCTTATGCGCGAAAAAGAATTTCATATACACTCGCGTTCAATATGATTAAATCAATTTTAAAAAATAAGGAAACAAATGAATAAACAAACACAAAAAACCATGTTCAGCTCTAAAACTGGCAACTGGGCAACACCACAAGAATTTTTTGACAAACTCAGCTGGCGCTTTGGTCCGTTTGACTTAGACCCGTGCGCAAGCCCACACAATACGAAGTGCGCCAACTTTTTTACAGAGGCAGAAAATGGTTTAGAAAAAGATTGGGAGGGGTTTACATGTTTTGTTAACCCTCCATATGGAAGAGGTATTGACAAGTGGATCGAAAAAGCTTATAATGAAGCTAAGAAGTCTGACACAAAGGTTGTTATGCTCATCCCGGCGAGAACAGATACAAAATATTGGCACAACTATGTTATGAAGGCATCCGAAATTCACTTTGTCAAAGGACGCCTTAAGTTTGGAGACAGCGATAACTCCGCGCCGTTTCCCTCCGCAGTCGTTGTGTTTGATGGTGGAGAAGAACTTTGGAGAGTAGAAGGAATTAACAGATGACTGAAGAAATTTTACAAGCAGCTATTATGAAACTTAGAGCCCGGGCAACAGAAAGGTTTGGAATCATTAAAGACCTATATCATAGGCCCGCCACCACAGAAACAACTGATCAAATTGTCCAACACGCAGTGGCCCTAGCGCAACTTGAAGGGGCTATGATTACATTGCAGCAATACTCCGGACAGTTAGCTAAACAAACAGAAGACGAGGCGGTGTCAAACACACCAGAAGAGCCACCAACTGAAGTCGAGGTTGAAGAGGATGAGGAAGACCCGCTTGAATCGGCGGCCGTCCTTGATCATGAAGAACTCATGAAGCGTTCACCGACGTATAGAAGAACTTCGAAGAAAAACAAGACTGAGGATGAAGACAGTGAATCGTAAGCAACGCCGAGCGCTCAAAAAGAACAAAACGGATATTTCTGAAAAAGTGGCACTTTTTGATAAGTTACCTAATGAGTGCTTGGCGTGCCAAAAACCGTTCGATAAGAAAAATCGTGAGATGGTTTTCACATGGAACGTCGTAATCAGAGAAGGAAACACAGTAAGACTATATTGCCCTGAATGCTGGAGCATGGCCACCGACACAGTAAAAAAATACCATAAGGAGAAAAACAATGAGTGTGAATAGGATATCAGCCCAAGGATTAGAACAAATCATAAACAACCGAGTATTATCACCAGTCACGTGTATAATCAAATTTTATTCTAATGGTTGTCATTTGTGTCATAACTTACAAGAATATTATGTTGACCTATCGGATCGGTATGAGTTAGATCCAAAGATAGTGTTTTATGCTTATAATGTGGATGACGATCCATCTGTCGAAAAGAGATTGAAGTTTGATGGTGTTCCAACCATTGTAGCAATAAACCCCGATCCTGACGCCCCACCTAAAAAAAGAGCACAGTGCATGATTTTAGAAGAACCTGAAGAGCCTCATCCTAAAACTTGGTACAAAGTAAAGAACATTAAAGAGTTTATTGACAACGTGAGGGTAAAGTGAACAATAAGATTAATGTATCGTATGATGATGTTTTACTTAAGCCACAATACTCAAACATACGAAGCCGCTCTGAAATAGATATATCAACCGATCTTACCAAAGAATTGCATTTATTGTTACCAATCATAGCTTCTCCGATGGACACTATCTCGGAAGGAGCCATGGCTGAAGGTATGTCTCTGGCCGGGGGAGTCGCAGTAGTCCATCGGTATAATTCAATAGAAACACAATCAGAACACATCGCCGTCGCCAGCGGCACTGGCGGCCGAGTAGGTGCCGCGATAGGTATTTCCGGGGATTATCTCGAAAGAGCAGCCGCGGCCAATGAAGCCGGCGCCGTTTTTATATGTGTTGATGTCGCTCATGGCCACCATATCATGATGAAAGAGTCTTTACATGAACTGCGCACCCTTCTAGGAGATGATTATCACATTATGGCTGGTAACGTAGCGACCATAGAAGGAATTAGTGATCTTGCAGACTGGGGAGCCGATAGTGTGCGTTGCAACATAGGGGGAGGCTCAATATGTTCAACCAGAGTACAAACAGGCCATGGAGTACCGGGCCTTCAAACTATAATAGAATGCGCTAAGACTGACAGAAACGTCAAGATAATTGCAGACGGTGGTATTAAAAACTCCGGAGATATCGTCAAGGCATTAGCCGCCGGCGCAGACGCAGTAATGTGCGGCTCTCTATTGGCCGGCACCTCCGAAACGCCGGGAAGTATAGTTAAAGATTTAAGTGGTAATTCATGGAAAGAATACCGAGGAATGGCATCCAAAGAAGCTCAAATTCAATGGAGAGGGAAATATTCTTCATTCGAAGGAGTATCCAGTAGGGTTCCTTATCGTGGGCCTGTTGCAGCTGTCTTACAGGATCTAGAAAGAGGTATTCGATCCGGGTTTTCATATTCAGGAGCCCGCAACTTGTTGCAATTGCATTCAAAGGCCGAGTTTATAGTGCAGAGCACTTCAGGTCTTTCCGAGAGTAGGACTCATATCAATACGAGGCAATGGTGATGACAAAAGATATAAACTATGGTAAACTAACCAAAAGGATAGTATTCACAGAAAATGATCATCGCCACGCACAGTTGATATTGAAATTAAAACACGCCGGATTAAAACAGTCTGATTTTTTTAGAGCTATTGTGTCGGCATACTTATCAGGTGACAACAGAATACAATCTTATGTTGACGAAATAAGTTCGTTATCAAAACAACGTAAAGAAAAATCTAAAAAACTACAACAATCAGGCGATCAGACTGCTAAGGATTTTGGTTTTACAGATGGGGAAATAGAAAACATATTCGATCTCATAGAAGAGGAGCATCCTGAATTATGACAAAGGACGGACTAAAACAATGCTCTCGCGAATGTATAAAATTAAAAACAGCATGCCCAAATAAAGATTGCAGGCTGTGGATAGATTTTAAAAACGAGTATAATTGTACTCTCATTTCTATTTACGAAAACGGTTCGATGACTTTGCGACAAATCGCTGAGCGCTCTGGTATATCATTTGCAAGAGTAAAACAAATTGAAACCAAGGCTCTAAACAAGATAAAGAATCTTAAAATTCTAAGTTGTTTTGAATTTTAAGGAACTATAAACAAATGCACACTATTTATATTTGAGTTTTCAAAAAAACTAAGGAGATTTTTATAATGGCTCGTAAAACTTTATTAACAGAGGGCGAACTTCGCCGCTTTATGAAATTGGCTGAAATGCCAGTATTGGGACAAAGTCGTCTCGAAGAAATGGGATATGGCGATGCCCCGGGTATGCGCGACGAAGAAGAAGAAGAAGATCCTCTCGCCGAAGAAGCACCGCCAGAAGAAGAGGAATTAGCTCTCGATGACGCAGCTGAAGATGAGATGATGGGCGACGAAGAGCTTGCCATGGATGATGAAGAAGAATTGGGAGCCGAAGATGAAATGGCTCTTGATGCCGAGGAAGAAGGTCCAGTCGATGGCGACATGGAGCTTTCCGATGAAGAAGCGCAGGCTATCATTGATTTGGCAGATAAACTCCGCGCAGCTATGGGCGAAGAAGAAGGTCTTGGCGACGAAGAAGAACCTGAAGCCGAATTAGAACCAGAACTCGATGCACCAGAAGGGGGTGATGAACTTGAAATGGGTGCACCCGAGGAAGAAGAGGCCTTGATGGAAGACGATGAGTTGGTAGCCGAAGTTGCAAAACGTGTTGCTGCTAGACTTCAAGCTGAAACCAAAAAGAGCCAAATCGTTGATCAGTTGGCAGAAAGAATTCTGTCAAGATTGACAAAATAACATTTGACATATCATAACGAGCCTGTTATATTATTAACCACTAGTATTGCTAGTGGTTAATTTTTTGGAGGATTTATTTTGGAATACCAGTGGGCCCTATACTTACTCGTTTTTGTTTTCGGATACGTAACATGTAAAACGTTTTATTTCATGAGAGAGACGAGACTAGGCCTCATCATGTTAAAGCTATCTCACTGCTTAGCTCTGTATACAATTGTCAAAGGTCTGGAAAAATATCAATATGTGAAAAATCTTAAAATTTCACAAATGGTAAATTCAGGAGAGTCAGAGCAAGTTATAACAGCTTATCAAATAAATTTTGATAAAGAAATTCAAGTATATAAAAATAAGTGTATTAATGAGATAATTAAAATACACCCTAAATTTTATCGCGACATAGTAAGTTATCATGATTGGAACTCTGCGATGGTGTTTCTCAACACTGAAGGGGCTGAGTTTATTAAAAGATTTCACAAAGAAAAGGATATATAATGATCAAACACATTAAGAAGGTTGTTAAGGCAATCATTGAAGAATCGACCAGACAAGAGCAGCCTGAAAACTCCCAAGAAGAAAACCAGAATCAAGATAAAAAAATAGTTATCTTAGATCCTAGCGTCTTGGCGGAAGAAGTGCTCATGGAAGAAGAGCCGGAACCAATGAATACCATTGGATTGTTCTGCGATGTTACGGAAGAAAAGGTAGCTGAAGTTATCCACGGCTTGCTATATCTAGAACATCTCTACGCTAACTCAAAACCAGAAAAACGAAAACCCATTGAATTCTATGTATCAACATACGGAGGATCTGCTGACGATATGTTTTCTTTGTATGATGTTATGAGAAATGTGAGAAAGGAAAATGAAATTCACACAGTCGGAATGGGCAAGGTTATGTCAGCAGGAGTGCTTATATTAGCCGCTGGCACCAATGGTAAGCGCAAAATTGGTAAGAATTGTCGCGTAATGATCCACTCAGTATTGGGAGCCAACCATGGTTCATTACCTAATATGATAAATGAAATGGAAGCTATTGAGCAACTGCAGGAAATGTATATTAAATCTTTAGCATCTGAGACCAAGATGTCAAAATCTCAAATAAAAAAGATGTTAGAGCGCAAAGTAAATGTTTATTTAACTGCCAAAGAAGCTGTCGAATTAGGCATTGCCGACATAATTATATAGGGAGGCAGTTATGTCTGAATTATCTGAAATTTTAAAAGAAGAATACTTAAAACAAATTAACAAACTAAATTTGAAAATGTTAGTGGAAATGATCGAAGAAGCGGTCGAAACATCGGCAGTTTCGGAAGAAGTAGAGATGCCCAATATTCCTGACAACGAACAGGAAACAATGGAAATGATTCTTAAAATGATACCCAACATTGAGGTTTCTGAGATTGGGTGGTCAGATGTAAGAACGCCTGCTGATGCCGAAGAAATTAAAGGCCCTCAAAGAAAATTATTGGAAGATTATTTAAAGAACATCCAAGGAAATGATTTTGCTGATAAGATCGGTAGCGTATCTAAATTTTATACTGACGGCACTGGAATGATTGAAAGATCAGCCGGCGGCGATCGAACCAAGAGAATCGTTCAAGCAATCTCATACCTTGTATTTTATAAAACGCTGACCAAAGTGATCACTAATTTTAACGCATCGTCTGCTGGCTTTAGTTTTGAATCGTTTTTGGCTGCGCTTGTAGACGGTTTCCAAATTCCAGCTAATACTGGCACAATTGCAGACTATGTTGATCGCGCAACAGGGAAAGAAATACCCGTTAGTTTGAAGCTATACAAAGAAGGCAATCTAGAGGTAGGAGGCAGCTATACCGATTTGGTCAACGACTTAGTTGATCCTAAATATCCCGGCTCGATTGGTGGTGCCATGAGATATGTTGTCTGCACTAAAACATTAACGGGAGATGACTTGGAACAAGAGGGCCAAATTGATTTCTATCAGTTTGATTTTTCGCTAAATAATGTGATGGACATTATTGCACAATCTAAGCCAAAGTCTAAAATGTGCATTCGATTACCGCGAGAAGTATTATCGGCACTCAAAGCAGGCAGAACCGATGGCGTTAATCTTACCGATCGTCTGCCGAGTGAAACAAATTTACCTAGCGATGAAGACTTAGAAAAGCTTTTTATCAAACATTTGGATGACATTCTCACAGAAAAAGGAATTGCCTTATCTCAACAACAGACAGAAGAGTTTTTGCAAGCCTTAAACTATGCGAAGAATGATGAATTGTTTAAAGATTTTATGCCAACGATGGGTGATGAAAAGGTTAATAAAGGCGTAGTTCGCGGCCGTTCTGCGGTCGACAAAAACTACGTTAAAAACATCACAAAAGATTTTGAATGGTATGGCTCACTTACAAAAGGAGAGCAACGCATTAAACTAAGATCAGATGACTTAGCCACTCAGGTAAACAATGCCAATGGCAGAGTTGTTAATGATCTCTCTAAGTCTCGTCAAGCCGATGAAAGAGCAAATGAAATAAAGAGAATGGTTAATGAGGGAGAGTTCTTAGATCCTGAAGATTCTGCAAGAGAGTACAAGATGCTCGGTGAAAGACAGCGCCGTGTTGCACTGCGAAATACGTGGGGCTATCTAACACGTGGTCACTTCTCGTTAAAT